ACGTAGAATAATCTGTCCATAACCTGCGATAGTGAAGGTCTTTTCAGATTTATTGAGTTTAAAACTCAATCCACATTCATTGAGTAGTTCACTAATACGCGGAAATGCAATGAGTCGGATCAGATCATGGGTCGGTGCAAAATAGCCCTGATTCAGCTTTGGGTAAGCCAGCTTCTGAATTAACAATCGCTTGAATAAACTTTCTGATTTTCCTGCTCCAAACCCACCCACAAATAACGGATATTGAGCATCGCTAAAAACAAAGTCATCCTGTGGCTCAGTCAGTGTTAGATTTATCTCCATTTGACTTGCCCACCCTTACTACCTTGATTATCACTTCATTGTCTTGCCCTGCACCCAAGTCCTTTTTAAGTTTTTCAAGTTCAAGCCGTTTAATCTCAAGCTCTATCTGTTCTTTTTCAGACATTCCACCTGATCTACTGCTCTTGTCTGATTGGATTAGACCCTGAGCTTGTTTGAGCACATTCTGGCGCATGACTTTATTCTTGCCCCATTCCTCATACATTTTTTGGAGCTCTTTAAAGTGAAAGGCCCGATTAGCAATAGGGATATCTTCAACCTTTTTCTTAAAGTCTTTTCTGGTGCGTTCGAATAAGGTGACAAGCTTTTTACTTAAGTTTCGACCTGCAAGTTTGGTTGGATCATAGTTCTCACACTGCCGACGATCAATAACAATTCCAAATCTTTCCTTGACAGCATCGGCTACCTCTTGTGGTGTTTCAAAGCAAGCAAGCGACTGTACTATAAAGATTTTTACTGGCTCTTTAAGTGCCGCCATACCTACCTCTTTGTCATTCTGTACCTACATCAGCAGGCACATTAAGCCAACTTCAGTAGACATGTTCCGCATGATTGAGCAATGTGTGCTCTTGAAACAGTTGGACCATTATTTGCCAACTCCACCATTTTTTGAACATCTGCTGATGCGCCATACCGCTCAACCACCCCATGAAATTCTTCAACATCATGGCCACGTAAATAAAGTCTGGGCAGTCCGGTTGATGCACTCCATAAGAGTTCACCACTTTCCTCGTCTTTTTCTTGCCCAATATGATAAAGCTCATGTTCAACCAAGGCGCAGAAGTCCGTATCATTCATGACCTGACAAGCACGAGCATCTAACGTAATAAGATATTTAGGTATGTCACCAAACCAATCCATTAGCTGCATTTCCTGTCGAGCCTTACGCCAACCACCTGCATTGATCATGACGCGCTCAGTTTGACCCAATATCCTACGGCCTTTTGACTTACACGTTGAATAAGCCCACAAAAAGGATATTTCCGGCGGATCAAAACTATTGAGATGATCATGATCCACGTTGTATAGCTCGGACCAATCTGACAAAAAGGTTTCTTTTATCCAGGGCCATAAATCATTGTTTGCTGGCTCAAAGTAAAGCAGACCACCAGATTCCAGATATTCTTCATCATCTGCATAGGGATTATCCTGCTCTGGCGGATAGGGCCTTTTCATAAATTGACCTCATTAAAAAAGCCGCCTTATGGCGGCTTACATAATTATGTGGCTTGCGTTATCTTAAATGCGAAGTTCTCCGCATCAACCTTGCTCGCAAATATCTCTTTTAAGGTTTCGCCATTAATGAATAGCATTGTTACGTAATAATCAGAAACTGAAGTTTCAGTAATACTTACTTTATAGATGTGATCAGTGTTGTAAAAACGTGGGCCATATTTAACAAACATTATTATTCTCAAGCATTAAAGATGAGAAAAAATATATCACATTTACCTGATCATAAAAAAACCTCCCGAAGGAGGTCTCAACATCTTTAGTTTACTTTGAGTGTTTCGCCTGTTTTTGGATGAATGAAGCATGCATCCAAACCCTGTGGTCTGACTTGCTCACCATCAATAATAAGCGCTGCAATACTAACTTCATCATTAGTTGAATCAATGTCGATATAGTTGTGCTGTTTAACTTTAACTAAGGCGTTAAATATATATTCTTCACCAGTCTTTTCGCTTACTGCTCGAACTTGTTTTTCAATAATTTTCATTTTTAATATTTTGAGTTTAAAAAGAAATATTATAAATCTTTATTTCTCTTAATGCGGATAAGAGTGTAATAAAATACTACGTTAAGCACTCTCACATTTCCCACACTTCCTACATTCCTTCACCCTGAACACATCATTCTCAAACTCCCATGTATGGAAGCAGAATAATTGTTTTATATAACAGAGCATTCCTTTCTCCTATAAAAAAGCCTGCAAAAGCAGGCTATATGAATTATTTAATGATTCCTTTATGTCTTAAGAGAATTTCTTTCTGCTCTTGACGCAATTTCTTTTCTTTATCTGTAACAAATGGCTGATCTAATTGCATTTGCCTTTGTCTAGCCAATTCAGGACTAAATTGCCCATTAATATAATTTCCCGGATCTTCTTCTGGAAAATCTTCAAAATAATCTGACCATTCGCCCATGATACTGCTCTCATTTATTGTTTTGAATAAATATATCACAGACACAAAAAAAGCCCACCTTTCGATGAGCTTATTAAAACTTCTTCTTATCTTCAACAGTTAGGGGCTGATAAGTCATATAGGCTTCGACCTGATTTAATCGAATTACATCACCTAGATCAGGCCGATCCACAGTCAAAGTAAAGTGTTTATCTTCACTATCGCATATATCCCAAATCGCAGGGAGATAATCAATTGATTCGTCATCTACTTTGATTGCCAGAATGCATAGTTGATTGGGTTTGGTTGGTGCATGTCGATTTGAAAGCCAGGCCATTTTTTCACTCCGTAGAAACGAAAAAAGCCCACCATTTGGCGAGCTTCTTAATTAACTTTAGTGTTTCAACGTACACTTCGGTCACTATAACAGAAATATGCCATATCTCGGTATACCAGTCAATATCTAGCCAATTTTTAGTCTGTTATCACGGGAATGGATGAAATAGCGAGCACAGTTAATCATCATGTGAGCTATCGGCTTGCTTTGATTGGTCATATGAGCCACAGCATTTAAACTACGATTCTCGACCTTGTGCTTCACCAGACACATCACCGCATACTTGGCTGTGAAGTCCACTGACTCGGATTGAAAGATACTCCTCAACAACGCCTGCACCTGATCCGCCTCAAAGTCACTAATCTCACAACGGATATAGGCCTTACCTTTCGGCATTTCCTTGCCTGCTTCACGCATCAACCAGTAAATCTGATTAATATGCAAACCATCGGGATAGTCTCCTCCTCTCATGCGCTCAGTTTCACACCAAGCCCCGAACTGCTCCAGCCAGCCATCAATTGTATATTTCGCCCAATCCATTACTTGTGTTTTCACTGCCGCATTCATCCCGTTCCCCTTTTTTAAATCTCATCCAATTTTTTGAAATCTACTTTCTTTAGGTTCCGCACCGCATACGCAAGATTCCTGATCTCTATCGTGTCGTTGTAAAGCTTGTTGTACTGCTGGGTCTTTTTAAGTAGGTCGGCCTCAAGGTTTTTGATTCGCTGATCGCTATACTTTCGCTCTTGCGCCCGAATCTTTGATTTAATTGCTTTTACTTGTTGGCGATATTGTGGAAATTGCTCAGCTCCCCAATGTTGAAAATACTTGCGCATAAAATCAAAGAAGCGACCATGCTTCCCAAATATGAAAACTGTGCAAAAAATTAAATCAATCTGAAGGATTTTAGGTAACGATTCATGACCAAATTCATGACGACGACGAACCCATAACCCTGTCCAACCTGTGGTAATTAAAATCATCCCGTTCCCCTTATACCTTCAACTTTTCAACCTGAATTACCAGCTTTCCGCCTTTGCATACTGGCAACCGCTTCACTGTCAGCTCATCCACTTGGCTGTCATCCTGAATCAGTCCAGCTTTTGACAGTGCATCAAAGCATGGCTTTACGATGTTATCGATGTCCCTTACTTTCGCATCAGGTGGTGCGTATTCGATCTTTACGCGAACTCTGCCCAAATACCCTACTGGCTCAATAAAACGCTTCATAACATCAATAAAGTGGATTGCACGCATACTGAGTCGGTTAGTCTTGTTCTTGCCTCGAATCCAGTAGTGATTGACTGTCGGCGGAGTGATTAAAACTTCACACCAAAGCAGTTCATTGTTCATCGGTCCAAATCCCTGACCTTCGACCAGATGGGCCGGTACTTTCGGTACCGGATCTGGATTGGTTGTACGCTTCCCCGACTTGGTTTTCACACCAAATCGAGGGCCTAGTCCGGCTTTGCGTGCCTGTGTTGCAGTAATGCGGAGGTTAGTCATTGGCACCTCGCGAAACATACAGGAATGAGTAATCTATTTTTGGAAAGTCAATTGGTAAAATTCCAAAGTTAATCAGGTTTTCTAGCTTTGCTGGGTTTCTAATCCACTTGCCATCTCTCCAAGAAAAAATTACATCCCGATCAATCAAGTAATAAAGAACTTTGTTCACTCTTGGCAAAGCAAAGTGAGTGCATCCCTGCGGTTTGTTTTGCTGTATATATTTGTTGGTGAGCCTTATAGAGTCTAAATTATTAAATTTTCTCATGATCACCTCGCAGAACCTTCCTCAAATCACGAACTATGATTGATTCAAGCAAATTGGTCTTTTTTTCGCAGCCAAGAATGGTTTTGACTCGAGCTAACAAAAATTCATTCTTTTCCAACTCACCAACCCTCCCCAACAACACTGCATTCTCACGACGGCAGCATTGGAGCTGGGCTTTCAACTCATCAATTTCACCCTGACGAGCATTCCATCCTGATTTAAAACCCCACTGCCATTGTTGAGGCTTACCGTTGTAGGCGTAACGTATTTTTTGTTCTTCAAAATTCATCACCCTTCCCCCACTTCCGTCTGACCACAGTTCAAACAATTCCGGGCTGGTCCGTCTGCCGCTGCATCGCGCCAAATATGGCTGCACTTCTGGCGGTCAGCTTCAAGGATTGCGGTTGGTACGCCTCGATTGAGTTTGTTGAGTTCGGTTTGCATGGCTTGAGCCAAACCGAATGCTGTTTCTGCTATGTTCTCTAATTCAAATTCACTCAAGTACCCGTGATTGACATGCACTGTCTTTAAAATTTCAACCGCATACTCATGCGCCATATCCTCAATTGATCTCATTGGCATGCCTCCACGTCTGCGATGGCTTTACTTAGCCTGTAGCAAGTACCACAATCAGGCTTGTCTAAGTAAAATGGGTAATTAACCGTTTTTTTAGCGCATTCCAAACCACCATGCGACTGCACCGACTCATGACTCTCAACAAGGCGTTTTAGGTCGTCAAAATCTTCGCCACAAATTAATTCGCCACGATGAATAAACCATTTGTCACCTGGTGACGCGCAATCATTTAAACACTGGTCAGCAATATGGATCCCAAACTCCCTTACAAACTCAGTCGCTTTCATAATTCCCTCTCGGCTCACGTTGTCATGCTTAGTCATGCTGTGGCTCCAAATAGTTGTTTGGCCTTTTCTGTCGGTAAGAATCCTTGTGGGCACTTGCCATCACCCTGGATATATCCAAGCTTCTCAAGTGATGACAAGTACCGCTGAACCGTTCTACCTGTTGCGCCTGAAACCACATCATCCAAGACATCCTGCACATAGGTTTTCTTTGTCCGGAACGTAATAAACAATACGATTTCAAGCGTCATTTCGAACATGTAGCTGTGTGACTGAGTAATGCTCATGCCGCACCTCCGAATAAATCAGGCTGACGATCTTTTTCGGTACCAGCCAAAGCAATTCGCTCTTGTGCTACCAAAAAGTATTTTTCTTCTTGTTCAATCCCGATGAAATGACGGCCTGTATTTACACAAGCAACACCAGTGGTACCGCTGCCCATTGTGTTGTCGAGTACTGTTCCACCTTCATTGGTATAGGTGCGAATCAAGTACTCACACAATGCAACCGGCTTTTGAGTTGGGTGAAAATTCGATTTCTGTTTATCGCCACTAAAAACCTGAACTGATCGTGGGTACCGTTCGGTTGAGTCATACTCCTGAATCTTTAATTGCTTCCCATAGTGCTCTGAACCAATGTCTTTGCGCTTTGCTGTTTTTCGCTCATGACCATAAGTTTTTTGTGGGTTATAAGTTGGCTGCGACTTATAGAAAACCAATACATTCTCGTGAGCTCGTAACGGCTGCTTTTTAGCATTCATAAAGCCTGTAGCATTCGGTTTTTCATAAATCCACTCATAGCGGAACAGTTTTAGATTTGAGCATGCGAGTACTGCCGTGAATGGTTGTGCTGCAAATAAAACAATTGCGCCATTTTCTTTGATAACTCGCTCGTATTGCTCCCAAAGTGGTTCGAATGGAATGACAGCATCCCAGCTACAGCAAGTGGTGCCGTAAGGTAAATCACAAAGAATCATATCCACGGTACCGCTTTCGATTTCCTTCATACGCTCGAGGCAATCACCGAGCATTAAGTTGAATTCCTTCACACCCCACCTCCCATACTCGCGTCATCTGGTCGCTGAACGCTTCGGAACTGACAATATTCAAAACCATCCAAAAGACGAGCTACCCCTGTTTTGCCATGACGGTTCTTGGCAATATTGGCATTAATCACACCCATATCTTTTGAATCGGGATAAAGAAAAATAATTTGATCTGCATCCTGAGCAATCTGCCCAGACTCTCGCAGATCAGACATAGTCAACGGACGGCCTAACGCTTCTTTGGTCAACTGTGACAGCGCAATTACAGGGCACTTAAAGTCTTTTGCAATTCGTTTAAGGCCCATAGAGATTGCAGTAACCACCTCATAACGCTTGGTTGATGTTGGGTCAGTCATGAGCTGCAAGTAATCCACAATGACGCAGCCAATGCGGCCATGCTTGGAAATAGTCTTTTTGATTTCTCCGCGCATCTCAGCCAGGTTGATTCCAGCCTTATCCACAATCTCTAGCGGATACTGTGGAAAAACATGTGCTGTCAGGTGTACCCATGAGCTGTAATCATCAGCCGTCATTTCGCCACGTTTGATATTGCTAAAAGGAATCCGGCCTATAGCGCTCAAGATTCGGCTCGTCACCTGGTCATGAGACATCTCACCAGATAAGAACAGCGTAGATGCGTTAATGCGCTTTACTGCGTTAATAGCAATCATCTGGGCAAATGTGGTTTTGCCACCGCCTGGTGCAGCAGCCACAACGCAAAGATGGGTAGGCTCAATATCCCCGATAATGGCATCCAGATCACGAAGGCCAGTATTTACACCATAAGCCAATCCTGTGTTATCACGCTTATGAGCAATTTTACGTTCCAGAATCTCCAGAGCAGCCACACTGGAATCTTGCAGGCTGTATCGGGTATCTGTGGCGATGACAGACTCTACGCCTGCTGCAATCTCCTGGGCTTTGAGTGGCATGTCTTCAATCAGGGTATTCTGGGCCAACTCCATGATTCTCTTGCCAGCTTCTTCCACCTT